TTTGTTGCTGGCGAATGGACACCTCAGACGTTTGTGCGAAGCAGAATATCTCGGAATTTGGATTCTCTACCGCAGCACGGACAACGGAAAATGCACCCCACTGGGTTTTGCCTGAGCGGTTGCCTCCTAATGCTAGGATTTCATTGACTTCTTTTAGCTGCTCCTCGGCTTTTACCCAGTGCGGCAGACGGAAACCATATTGATACGGGTCTTTCTCGGCATTCTCAATTGCTTCGTGATAAATGCGGTGGATAGACAATACCTCCTCTGGTGTCATCTGAATTAATTCCTCATCCGTGGGAGGTTTTAGTATCTGATGCTGTCTCCAAATCATACAGTTTCTGCTTCGACTACTTTACCTTTGGCAATTCGGCTTCTAGCTTCGTTGATGAGATTTGCTGCATCGTCCAGACTCGCGCCTTTGCGATGCTCAACCACTGTCGTTGCCATGCCAGTAAGCTGTGCTGCCTTGTCTGTGAGAATGCCAACGGTGATTGCTAGCTTCTCAGGGGAGATTTTAGCAAGGCTATCAGGGTCGTCAAATAGCTGACCAGCACGTTCAAACAACAAGTCGGTGTATTCCTGCGCTGCAATAGCGTAACGCATTGAAAACTCTTTACGCTTTGTCTCTAGGGTGTCGTTATGCCGCCATTCCAGCTGGCGAATAGTCTCCCTGCCAACTCCAGTTTTCTTGGATATTTCAGTAATCTTGGCTCCTTGAGATAAGAGAAACAATGCTAATGCAGCCTTGTGCGGCGCGTAATGTTCTATGTTGTTCCGTGGCAGCAACTTAGCACGTTCTCTTACCTCAAGAAACCACTCGCTCTTGTCGGGACGATCATCGTAGTAATTGTCTTTCAGTTTCTGGAGTTGTTCCTCGCTCATGTTGGATGAATCAAATGCTATTTTGATCCAGAATTCAAGTTTTGTTTTCGCTGAAGATCAAATTTACGATTTAGTTCAGAAAATTTAGAATTAGAATTTGCACGTTCTTTTTCCTCAAAATCTTTTGCTGCTTGATCCAGCTCAAAAGAAAACTCTGGATCTTCAGATGCTTGTCTCGCAAGAAACGTAAGTCCTTGCCTTGTTTTAAATGCTGACTCAAACATTTTAACGTAAGCGTCATTTACATTGCCAGACATTGCATTTCTAGCAAGAGCAGACCTTAATCCATTGCTTTCACTTCCATTTGCAAGAGCATACGCTAAGAATCTATTTCTTCCACTTGTAGTCAATTTAGAAATAGGAGCAAAAATACTAATATTTCTACTACTTAAAACAACTCTAGGCATTGCACCTGTTTTTTCAAGCTCTTTAAGTGTATTAACTTGATATAGTTTTGCAAGATCATAAAGCGCAGTTCCAGAATCAGCACCAAGAATAGTGTTGATGTTTTTTCCTAATTCACTTGGTGCTTCTTTAGTCCCATAATCAGCTAAGAATTTATCAACGTCAAATAAAGTTTCATATGGTGGAGCCGCAGTAGGAGTTCCACCTTTGTAATGATCAAGAAATATTCTCATAAAATCTCCCTTGTAGAGATTTCTTGCATCTGGTGACGATTTACTAAGCTGACCCATTGCTATTTCAACGTTTCTAGTGGTTGCGCCAGCTAACACAGCTCTAGACATTAAATCAGGATCAATGTTTTCAAAATTACCATTTTTAGCAGCTTGAAATATTTCAGATGATACTAATTTTTCTTCTTCTTTCTTGAGTGCTTCCCTTTTGACAATTTGATCTGCAACTTGATTCCTTTCATTTTTAGATAATGCAGAAGACAATGCAGTTAAATCATCGCGGGTAATATTAGAAATCTTTACGCCTTTAATTGCCGCTAACTTTTCATTTAAGGTATCTAGTCCCCTAGCTACTTTACCAGAATCAGCATCAAATAATGTATCTAAGAATCCTTTATCATAATTAAGTTGAGTAATGTTTCCTTGCTTGCCCATGCCAATATCATTCAGATACTGAATCTGCATTCTATCTCTAATAGTTTTGGCAATACCAGGTTGCGTTGCATCCAAATCTTGAGCAGCACGAAGAACTCGACCCATTGTTTCTGGGTCTTTCATAGCAATCCTTACAACATCTCTTTGTGTTGCAACATTTTCTCCGCCAGCTTCTTTTAATATGCTACCTAAAGTATTTTTTTGCATATCATTTCTTTTGCCGACTTCTAATGCTGTTTTTTGAAATTCATCTGCAAGATTTCGTGTAACTCCATTTGCGTCAGTAGCACTATAACCCTTAAAAATCTGCGATCTAAGCCTAGACAATTCATCTGATATTTTAGTTCCAAAAATATCTTTGGTTGATCCTCCAACTAGATTTTCCGATCGTAGGTTACCATACGATTTAACTAATTCATTAAAGTCTTTGAAATTTAAAGGTCTATTTATAGCTTCAAGGTCTTTCAACTGATTAGTTGTATCTTGAATTTTGCCCTCTAATCTCAATCTTAAATTTGCATCTTTTGCGCTACTTTTTAGTTTTTGTAAACTTTTTAAGCTATTTTTAATCCTATTGATTTCAATAGGCGCATCTCTTCTAGCCCTAAGACTATTTTCAAGTCCTGTTACTCCTCGATCATCAACGAACCCTGAAAAGTTTAATTCACGCTTAATTTGCGGAATTTTATCCAGCATTTCCTGTGCTGTTATTGAAAAACCAGCATTATCAGCTAGATCAGCCATTAAATCATATTGATTTCTAGTAAATTTTGCGGTTTCTTCATCAAGTTGCTGAATAGTCCCTCTTAAAACTCCACCAAGCTCATCGACATTAGCTTGTCCATATGGTTTAAGCAATCTTTGAACAGCTCCATCAACAATAAATTCATTTTGATCAGTGTTTCGAGCGATTCTGGTTACAAGTTCACCTCTTTTTTGTGCTAGATTTCGTGCAACGCTAGCATAATCACCAGGTGCAGTTGTTGCCATTTTTCTAAATGGATCAAATTTTCTTACAATGTCTTGTTGCGCAGTTCTCAATTTTGCTCCTAATCGAGTTTTAGGATAATCACCAGCAAGTTCTTGCGCTGCCTCTATTCCTTTTGATCCAAATTGTGAACCAGCAGGAACTGCTTCTGGAAGCCCTTGTCGCTCAGCAGATTCAACAAATTGTTGTCTGAATGTGTTTGGTGTTCCACTTGGAACCCTAAATGCGCGAACAGCAGGAATTGCAACATCACCAACTGCACCAAGTGCGCCTCCGATGGCTGCTTGAGTGCCTCGACGTGCAACATTTTCTCCGATATTTTGTTCCATGCCAAGTGCTGCACGGGTAATCATATCGGCAGCTGTTCCCAAGCCAGCTTCCGCTGCTGCAGCAGTAGCAGTTCCAGCCATTGGGCTTTTTGTAGCTAATGCTGCACTAATTCCAGCGGCTGTTGAGCCAATAGCAATAGGAGCTTCTACTGCTGCTGCTCCAGCAAAACCAGCAAGACCCATATCAAGCGTAGTAAATGTTTTGCCATCTTTGGTTTTAATCAAGAATTGAGTTTTACCACCTACGCTCATAGGCGTAATTCTGGCATCTGGATATGTCTGTTGCAGATATTCAAGCTCTGATTCCCTAGTAGGCAATGCGCCTACACCAAATCTTACTCCAGTAGGCAGTTGCTCTGCCGCCATACCACCTTCGCCAACTGGCGCATTGTAAAGCTGGCCAATAGCTTCGCGTTTTGTTGCCATTTGCTGATCAACAGAAGGCATGTTATACATTGGCGTAGGCATACCCATACCACCTCTCCCACCCATGTTCATGTAGTTAGGCGTAGGGGTAACAATGGGCTTCTCAATTTCTTGTCTAAGTCCGCTTATTCTTTCTAAATTTGGGGCTTCTTCTTTTTTTTCTAAATTTGAGAATTGATTTTGAAGAACTTTTACTTTATCATAGAGATTTCTACCTAAATCAACATAAGATTGAGCCTCAACATTTTGCCCAGCAGCAACAGCTGCTTGATATTTGTTTTTAGCTTCAATAATCCCGCGAGATAGTTTGCCTATGTCAGAACTAATTAATTCTTTTTGTTTTTGTAGATCACTCATCTATATTTAAGTCTTTTAGTGCTTGTTTAGTTGCATCATCTAATCCTGTATATGGAGTAGCTGTTGGAGTGGTCGCTTTCTCTTTAACTAATGGATTGCTTTCCATAATCTTAGAAACCTCAGCTTGAACTTCAGAAGGTGTAGCATTTTTCTCAAATAACTCTGTTACCTTTTTGCCAATTTCAATATCTCGTTTTGCAGCGTCAATCTTAAATTGAAGTATTTTTTTGTTACCTTCTACTGATTTTCCGATATTCGGAGCCAAAACTTGTGTGAAGTATGTCATTTCTCGATCAGAAATAGCACCTTTTGTTAAGTCAATGGCTTCCATTGCCAGATTACCAACAAGAGACATGAATTGTTCTTCATTAGCCACATCTTGTCCAAAAAATCTTTTTGCTGCAACTTTGTAATTCTCGAAAGTTCCTGTTTTTACAGCATTACTATCCAATAGGTCAAAAGCTTTTTGAACCGATGGTAATTTCTGAGCAGAATCTTGTGATTTTTCAATTAAAGCTATATTTGGAGCATCCATAGCTTGCTTGCGTGCTGCACCAATATCATCAGGTTTTGATGGAATAGGTTGAATAGATGTTAATTGCTTATTTTTAAATCGACCAATATACTCACCAGCAGGCAAACCTCTTGATGCAACTTCTTCTTTAGTTAGTCCTCTTTGCTCAATTTCATCACTTTCTACAGGAATCGCATACGAAGGAACTGAAGCATTTGGTTGCGATCCTTCAAATGGAAGCAATGTAGGCACTTCGCTTTCTACTCCAGTATTAAGAGGTGGCAATAAATTTGTGTCATTGGTATAAAGATTATCAGTAGGAAGCTCTAAGGCATTAACAATTGCATTAGATTTATTCTGAAGCCCACCTGCTCCTTGAGAAGTAGGCAAGTTTAATGCAGAAGTAATTCCTGATGCTGTAGCAGGAGTTCCGACAATTGTTCCATCAGGTCTTGTTCTTATGCCTGTTGCGGGGTCAAAAGAAACTGGCACTTTATACTGCTTGCCATTTATAGTTTCTATAATTTCACCTTGTTGAAAGTTTACGTTTTTGTCGCCTGTAGTGTTTCTTGCATTCATCAATTGACCCTGATCAAATCGACCAAACACGTTAGGAATCATCGCCTTGCCTTCATCCAGCAATGCAGCTTTCTCGATAGGGCTAAGGTTAGGATCGTTATATGATTGCAAGAATGGAGATAGCGTTTCTTCTACTCCTTTGATTTCATACGATTTACCTAGAGTAATTGCAGCTTCAATAGACTTGGCAGACGCTTTGTTGTAAGCATCAACTTTCCTCTGCTCTTTCTTTGCTTCTCCAAAGTTCTGAATAGCTCCGCCAATACTCTGCCCAAGATTCTGCAATCCTTGCGCTTGAATCTCAGCAGCGCGAGAAAATCCACTGTAATCTTGTTTGAATGACTCAGGGTTAATTCCTGAACCTAGCATTTGTCCTTTTCCGTAAGCTGCCATATTATTTGATTAGTCCGTAATTAACTGCTTTGAATCCACCAATTTCCTCAACTGCCTCAGGTGTAACCTTTTCAACATCTTGAGCCATAACGCCCATGTGAACAACATTGTCTCCTTTGTATTTGTAGGTGTAAACTGGAAGACCGCTATCTGTCTTTCCAACTTTTTTAATGTCGGTTTTTAATCTGCGATCAGACATCATACCTGCACTTGCCGCTGCTTTTGCCCCATCTCCAATCAAGCCCATAATAGCAGCTTGTTGTGCTGCTTTAGCTTGCGCATTTGCAGATGCGGCAGCAAGTTGATTGGAGCGTTGAGCTGCACCAAGGTTAAGTCCAACAGACGTATCAAACAACTGTGGTGTTCCTGAGCCAATCGCTCCAAGCCCCGTGTTGATAAATTGTTGACCTTGTTGATACGACAATGGTGCATTGCTAAGTAAACTGAGACCTGGTTGAGTGTAGAATCCTTGTGCGACATTATAGGCATTCTGCCCTGCTTGTGCTGCCTCGGCACGTTTGCGAGCAAATACATCTTCGCGCCCCATAACTTCAGAAGCGATAGCTGCATTGCCACCTAGTCTCCCAGCTGCTGCAGCCGCTTCACGGGCTGTTTGCTGGTATCCACGCTGTTCTTGTGGGCTAATCATCTGAGACGCTGCTAATGCCCGTTGTGCTTCAGTATTGAAGTTCTGCACCACGCCAGCTTGTTCTGGAGACAACGCTTGCATTAACCCACGGGTCAATCCTGCTTGTCCAGTCATCTGACCTAGTTCTGCTTGGCGAGCTTCACCTAGCCCCATACCAGCTTGTTGTGCTGCTTGATTGCTAAGACCAAAGATTCCTTGTTGTCCACCTGCGCCAGTCAAAAATGATTGGATGTCGCCAAGGTTTAATCCTTGGAATTGTGGACGGAATTGTTGCTCTTGCGAGAAAATTTGCGGCAAAGATTCTGACATTCCTGAAACGTAACTGCTAATGTCTTTAGCAATATCCATTTTTGGAGCTTTGACTTTTGGCGTTGATCCCGCAATTCCTGGTATTAATCCCATAATTTATCGTAGTTTAGAGTAAAAGGCTTTCATGCTCAACAAGCGATTGCGACTTGATTGTTTGAAGTCGCGCCGAAAAGCGATGTATTTGTATTTGTTTTTAAAAGGTTTAAGCGCATCCAACATGTTTCCACAACACATAGTAACGTAAAGTGTATCCGATTCTTCAAACGTAACAGCTTCTTCAAGATTCTTGCTGCTGGCGTGGAATCCCATAGCGAAAGCATATGGAGTAGAAACAACAATGCCATGACACAAATGCCAACCAATAAGGCTTTGAATGTCGATGTTGTTTGATTCATAAAGGTTAAGAACTATGGTGAGGTGTGGATTCATCCAATGATTGCTACGCTATTGCACTCAGCATCAATCGCAGTGCTAGACGTATTGACGGTCAAGATTCGTGCGCATTGTGCGTTGTATGGAGAGCCAGATAGAATGTCATTACCAGAAGTTGTTGCAAAAGCTTTAGCCTCACTACAAGTTCCTAGCACGGAAAAGTTTGCATTTGGCAGAGCCACAGAGAAATTGGCAACATAGTAACCGTCTGCTGGTGAATCGCTTGTTGATGGAGGAATAACTGGACTAGGGGCAGCAGCGGAAACGCATGAGATATTGCCACTAGATTTAATTTCCTTCCTCAATAATGTTACTGTTCCAGTTCCAGTTGCAGACGCTGCACTTGTTACTGTGAAGATGTTTGCATCGGTAACTGTAGCTACTTGATAAAGTCCATCTGGAGCAACTGTTCCAGTTCCGACAGTGAAATCAATAAAAACAAGGTTTCCAGCAATCAATCCATGTCCAGTTACTGTAACCGTAACAGTTGTTCCAGATCTAGAGAATGTTCCAGCAAGGTCTGCATTTGCAGTTGCATCAAAATTAGCCCATGCTCTCACGCCGTAAACTGGAGCAGTGCCAGTCTGCGCTCCACTGAGCTTAGGTGCTGTCACATTGGCATCCAGAATCTTGGCAGTAGTCACATTAGCATCAAGGATGTTGGCAGTTGCCACAGTAATTCCTACTGGCAATGCCTCCGATGCTAGCTTGGACAGCGAGATTGCAGCAGTTGCGCTAATCTTCACATTGGTAATAACTCCGCTTGCAATAGCGTTAGCGGTAACAGCATCAACACCCATTTCGTTCGAGGTGATACCTGATGTTGCCACCTTTAACTTACCAGCAGTCAGCGCAAGAGTTCCTCCCGACAAAGCATCGCTTGTAAATAGCGTCTGGTCGATGATGTTATTCATCAACGTGCTGGTAATAACCTCGTTGTTTGCGAAAGTGTGCGTTGTTTCTACTACTCCAGCCATATTATTTTTGTGAGATGATTTGTCGGTTTGTTACAGAACCTGTAACTTTTATAGACGTGATTTTAGGGGAACCGATTGTCCGTGTCAAGGTTAGCGTTCCCAGATAGCCTCTAATGCCACCAAGACGGAAGCGAATGTTTCCAGTCTCGTCCTCATTGGTAGATCCTGTGCCAAGCACCACGCCATCAAGAAACATGGTTGTCGTTCCGATGCTCTGATTGTTGTCTGGATCTTCTGCTGCGAAGGAAATGTCATACTCGCCTAGACCACCATCGACACATTGCATGGTAATTTGCCCATCTGTGAAGCGTTTGCGGTCAAGATTGCCTAGCGCATAGCCTCTAGTTGTCAAAGATGACTGAATTGGGAAGTCGGTTACTTCGCCAGCAGACACTAAGCTATCGTTAGATATCTCTCTCACCTCTAATTCATGCACTCCACCCAGGGATGTCACGGCATAAATGCTGTTTCGCTCGGATGCGCTGCCAATAATTAGGTTTTTGATGATAAAATCACCAGCACCGAACGTATCTATAGACTCCCATCCTTTGTTTAGGAAGTTGAAGATCAAGATCGTGTTGTTTCCAATAGCATCATTAGCTCCAGCAATAGAATCTAAGGCTACAGCAAGGTAATATCGGTTATTGAACAGAGTTCCAACCGCCTCAGCAGCTAGATTCTTGTTGATTCTGTCAATATACGGCTGGATGTTTTTAGAAATAGGCTCATCTGCACCGCGAAGGTTGTAGTCATTTAAGAACTCAACAGCATACACACCTTCATCCGAAAGGAAAAACATAGCATTGCCTTTCATAACAACGCTTTTCTTAGCTAAGCACCCAACTTCGTTAGTCAGCGCAGTCACACGGGTGTCATTTAAGCTCCCAGTAGTGCCGCTGATAAGGTGCAAGCTATTGCGATTAAGGACAACTAACTTGTCGTCGTAAAATCCCTGCATTGCCACAAGGTAATCTGCCGTGCCACCAGTAATTCGGAACTGATTGGCAATCTGGTCAAACGTGTGGCTATCTAAAATATCCGAAACAGCAATCTCGTCGGTAATATTTCTATCTGTATAGACTGGTGAATTATACGTTCCGCTTGGAGCATAGTAAAATGGCACCCATAATCTACGCTGGAAGTAAACACCCCATGGCGGAGCAGGTTGATGGATGAATCCTAGACCTTCACTGAAGCGTCCGCCGAACTCAACTTGTAATCCACCACCAAGGGTAGTTAAATTACCCACAGGGGCGATAAAGGAGATATTGGTAGTGGTAGCACTAAGCACCTCGAAAGACTTGCCAGAAATAGCACTGAACTCAGGGACGGTAGTCTCGTAGATAACAATGGTGTCTCCAGCTACAATCGTTGTATTCCCTGTAACTGTGAGGCTTACTACGCCACCAGATACTGACCCATTATTTCCAACAGTAGTAAATACCTGTGGTTGCGTGTATGTTCCTCCAGGAACAAGCGTGAACCCAGATTTCAACACAGCATCCGTAACCCCAAATGTTTCAGTTTGAGATGATGTGAATATGTAGGTAAACGTATCCTTGCTGGTAACAGAATCAACTGTAAATGTTCCATTCGCTGGAATATCAGGAGATACAGCTGTAAGCCCACTGACGACAATAGTGTCTCCAGCAGTTAACCCATGATCTCTTACACGCATGGTAACGTCGGTAGTTCCTGCCTGACTTGCACTCTCAATCTGACGACCATTAGGGAACCACTCAAATCCTTGGAATCCACCACGGAACAGATACACACGATCAAACGCTTGTATCATCTCTGTGTCTCCCGTTAAGGACTGACCTTCTGGATATTCAATATCCTGCGTAGTATAGCCATCCAGATCCACCAAGATTGCCTTTGTGTCCAACGCCAGCACAATGCTCTCTGCATTCCCTGTGTTTGGATCACTGAACAAGCAAGATGCTCTGACGTTGACGTTGGCAGCGTCGTTGATAGGTGTTCCTGATAAGGTTCCAGTTGTTGTGGTAATAGTAGTCAACCCAGGCACTAAATACGTCAACGTATCAACACTAGCAACGGTAAGCGCAAAGTCACCATTTAATGTGGCATCTCCAGCTAACCCAGCTACGCGAGCCAATGCTGTTCCAGTCAAGCCATGACCTGTAATCGTAATCGTAACTACGCCAGCAGTAACACTCGCAGCAGTGATGCTTTTAGCTGAATCAATCAGAAAGAACGGAATCGTAAGTGGGCTACCACCGCTTGTCAGAGAGTCTGTCCTAGCGACAACTCCCTTGCGAGGCTTCCAATATCCTTCCATCCTGCCGTTCAACGACTCACGCACCTCACCAACTTCTAGCTGGTTCAACTGCAATCGCTGATTCACGCTCAGAAACCCACCATCCCCATCTGAGGATTGGGCTTCGTCCATCGCACTGCCACTCTGTGCAAACTGACTCATTAGACGTAATAGACAACAGCTAATCCGCTAGTCAATTCAATGTCATCAAACAAGCCACCGATACCTACGCCAGCAGGAATTGTAACCCCAGTTATGTCACTTGCGTTTGTTAAATTTGGAGAACTAATGGTAGCAAATTCGCAATCAGTCAAACACTGAATCCATCGGCAATTCTTAGTTGCAGATACGTTGCCAAATAATACCTCTCCGCCGCCTTGACCCTGTAGGTCGTATGAAACTGGACTGCTCATGCGCGTGTTTTATCATTTTGTGAGAATTTGTCAAGTAGCCATTTAGGCATTTTTTCGGAGGGTGGGGATTTCCCCTTTAGGCATTTTTTCGGAGGCTAGGGAACCAATAGCTATATCCGTAGGCACCGCCCCCGCAACCCCCTCCCCCCTGTTCACCCGCACACTACTCACCAGCACACCTAGCGAATCAAACGCTCGCTTAAATCACCCGCTCAACATGTCGGCCGCCATACTTAAACACTCGCTTGAAACACCCGCTTGCATTGCCGCAGCACCCGTGTGAAACACCCGCTTGCATTGCCGTCACGCCGTCCAGGTATCACCGCAATCCTCCGCGTAAATCTTTCCCGAGAAAAAGCCTAACAGAAATCATTTTATGCTTGACATGTTTTGTGATTGCTGTGTAAAATCAGTACACAAAGGAACGGTTGATAATGCACTGATGACATCCGATGCTTGCCAGGTGTCTGAGCGGTTGTTGATGATTATTTATTGAGATGGTAAATAGGTTTCTGAGATACTTTCCCTGAGACACTTTCCCTCGATGATTCTTCCCTCGATTCTCTCTTGCTTTCCTCGCTGATTCTCTGTCGATCATCCCTTAAATTGACGCTTTGCTCTCTGTTTTCCCCGCCTATTGCTGGCAATGCTAAAAAAATCTCATGCGATAAACCCTTGAGAATCAACAGAAAAAAAGAAAAGTGAAAATAGTTGCTAAAATGTTGTAGACAATGCCGCGAGATTTGGTAAGTTTGCCCCGCCGCGATGAACACAGCGGCACAACACAGCATGAAAACAGTAACCTACTACCTAGATAAAGCATCAAGACTTGCACGCCTGCCACAATCCAAAAACGTGCGCCGTAAAATGACAGCAAACCACAGAGCAATGGGTGATGCGAGACAGCGTTATTTGGCGGCAGCCATGAGTGAGCGATAATCACAACACAACACAACACAACTACAACTTGAACATGAACACACAGCAATTCCAAAAACTTATTCGTTCCGTAACTGGACGACCGCTCACTATTGAGACCGAATCTGAAGAAATAGAGCTTGAAACTAAGATTGTAATTTCTAGACCATGGAAAAATGGGAAAAATGCTTTTTCTTTCGAGTGGAAAACACCGAAAAAAGAAGATTCTTTACTTCGTAGCTTTATAACCGCTTTTTGCGCTAAGTATCGCGAACCAGACCCCGCAACCTATTCCCGCAACTGCTCCGCCTATGGCGACAGGTGGGTAGGGCATGAAGAAGAATGGAATAATCCTGAGACTCACTGGAACTGCTCGCTGTGGAATCACCACGCAGGACACATGACCACTAAGGACAAATTGAAAGCGCAAGTCATCGCCAACTTTGCAAGCTTTGATGCGGGAACTGCTCGCCTTGGTTTTTATGATACGCACTATGGCATTGGGATATTTACAATTTACGGGGGTGATTGGGTGCAAAAAAGCCTTTCCGCAATGTCCGACTATCTGGCAAGCAAGGCAATCCCATACCGCAATGAACTCTCCGATGCTGGTTGGGTTACTCGCTTCGTTATAAATATTGACAAGACCGCTCACGCATCCTTGTTGCGCTCGTTTTAAGCCGCTGATGAGTCCTTGGCACAGGACGAAACGCCGCAAGGCGTCTGGCATAGCCAACGTAACAACTACAACATGAACATGACAACACAACACGACAACACGACACAAGCCGCCCTTGCCATCATAGCAGCAAGCCCCGCAACATCCGCATGGAAGCGCGGGGTTAAAGCATATGCGCTCGAAATGGTTGAGGAGCTAGCCGACCAGCTGGACGCGACATATAGCCCCGAAAAACTGTTAAACGGTGCTAGGAATTGGAGCGAGTATTCTTGCGGAGGCAACGCGCTGATTTACAATTCCGACATTGCAGAGAGACTCTGCAGCCCATCCGAGCTGAAGCGCACCAAGAACGGCGACAACCAGCCGAGCAAAACCGAGACATGGATGGACGTGCAAACGCGCGCCCTACGCCAAGCCGCTCGTTTGATTGATTCCGCTTACAGACGCGCCGAGAGACCAGCACTAGCCACAGAACGCCCAGGTGACCATGCCGCAGCACTCGCGGAGGAATGGGGCTGCAGTTATTCAGATGCACTAGTGTATTGCAACTGCGATTGATTGCCTTGCCCGTTGCTCTCTCCGCTGGGGAGGGCATAGGGCGGAGCAAACAGCCGCAACACAACCAACACAAGAAATAATGATAACACACACAAAAGGAAAATGGAAAGCCGAAGGCTGCACAATCTACAGCGGAGAAACCATTCTCGCCGTCACCTACTGCGAGGGAAACCGCGAACTGCATCCAAACATGCATGAAAAGGACACGCCGCCTGATTCAGACGGAGAAGAACACGGGGACGGATGGGAGGAGGCATGGAAAAATGCCGAACTCATCGCTGCCGCTCCTAGCTTATTGGATGCCTTAATCGCAATAAAGACGCAAGCGGAAAATGCAGCTTTAACCTTCCCGAATGCACCAGGACGAGGGGACTTGCTAACCATTGCCAGAATAGCAGGCGATGAAATCGCCAAAGCAAATGGCAACGCTTAAGCAAATTACCAAAAAAGAAGCTCAAATCCTCGTGACACTATGAAACCAACTTGCTCGCTCGTCCGCCGTCCTATCCGCCGCAATCCATGGCGGAAATGGCTCACCACCACCGCTGAAATCATCGGGGGTATTCTCACGATTGCTCTACTTGTAACCCTAACCCTCCTGTCCTTAGCACTATGACCACGTACACAGCACTATCACAGCGCATCCGCGCTGCAGTATCTACTGCCGATCTCAAAGCATTAGAAAAGCGATGCGATAGGCACTATGCGGCAGGCACTATCACGCCCCGCGAGCTTGCCCGATTGGATGGGTTAATCATGGAGCGCATCGCACTACTGAACCAATAAACACAACACAACACAGAAACCATGCAAACAGTAACAGGCAATACATACCCCGTAAAAGACGCCATAAAGGCACTAGGCGGAAAATGGAATAAAACAGCCAAGGGTTGGGATGTCCCAGACGAGGTAGCAGACGAGGCGCGTGCCTTAGTCTCTGGAGCGTCAACTGCCGCACGCCGCACAGTTAGCACTGGCTATGTCTCCAATGTCTATCGCTTTTCTAGCGGGGCGGAAATATACCAAAACAAGCGCGGTCGATGTGAGGACGCGCCATGCTGCGGATGCTGCGGAACAGATAGCCACTGATGAGTCCCAGGCAACGGATGAAACACCCTACGGGGTGTATGGCAAATGCCAACTCAAAATATATGATACTATACCAAAAAACAGAAGATCCCCTCGTAATTGTCACAGACAGCAAAACAAAAGACGTGCAGACTAAAAAGCTAACTGGCATTTATTTTCGGATCATTCCTCCCGCAAATGACCGTGTGAATTGGGTGTTGACCTGCTCTGAAATGCACGTTGACAGATGGGCAAGCGCAACAGATTCCACTATGATTATCTCCGAGAATCTAAGAAAACAACTTGTCTCACTATTCTCATGCTGATCGACAACAAAATCGCGTTGATACAATCTGTTGCTGATGTTATCGGGGTGAAACCTGAAGCCATCACTGGCAAGCGCAAACGGTATTCCGAGGCTCTTGCTAGGCAGCTCGTTATGACGCTCTGGAGTGAAGCTCACTCGCTCCAGGACTCCGCCGAAATCGTAAATCGAAGCCATCACACGGCAGCATTTTACGCACGGAAAAAAACCTACGAAAAATTGCACTATTGCGAGAACCTGAAAGAGCAAATGCGCAAGATCCTGCAAAGATATTCACAGATTATACTTGAACAAACCACAATTAACGAATAAAAAACTCTTGTGCGGGAAATTCCGCACTATCACAACACCAAAATAAATGAACCTAGAACACAGCACACCAGAATTGTTCACCGCACTCGCTAAAATGCAAGGTGAAGTAGAAAACGCTACAAAAGGGAGTCTTAACCCTCACTTTAAGAGCAAATATGCGGATCTCGCCGAGGTCTTGAACACCGTTCGCCCCGTCTTGGCGGCAAATGGCTTGTCAGTCATCCAATCGCCCTCGTTTGACGGTGGGATCTGTCACGTCACTACCACTATCGCGCATAGCGGGGGAGGTTACATCTTCGGCACTATGTCATGCGTCCCAGCAAAACAGGACGGGCAAGGCATCGGGGCAGCGACAACCTATCTGCGCCGTTACTCGCTGGCAGCGGTCTGTGGGGTAGCGCAGGAGGACGATGACGGGCAATCTGCCGCGCATAACAAGTCGGCAGTCTATCCGCTTATTTCAAGCGGTGAAGCTGCCAGAATTCGCGAGAACATCGAGGCTCTTGCTATCGACGAACCCGCATTCTTGAAACACTACGGGGTCACGTCCGTGGCACAGCTAACCACTGACAAAATCGCCAGCATCGACAAAGCATTCGCAATCAAAGCCAAAGCAAAACCATGAAAAACGCATCTATTGAATACAACTTGGGCAGAGCGTATTACTCACGTTCAGCATCGCCGACGAACTTGTCAGGACCTGTCAGCAAGTCACTACTATGGGATTTTAATCAATCTCCTTACAAGTGGAGACACAGCACGGGCAAGGAATCGACCCGCGCTATGGATCTAGGCACGCTGATTCACGCAGCGATTCTAGAGCCAAACATTTCGCTGGATGTCATCGCCGCAGTATCGCCATTCTCCGACTTCAGGACTAAAGCGGCCCAGGAGTGGAGGGATGACGCGCGAGCCATGGGCAAAATGATTGCTACTGATGACGACATTCGTGCTGCATCGGGGTGTGAAGCGGTCTTTTCCGAAGACTATGCACAACGCTTTGCTGGTGGCTACAAATCCGAGGTGGCAGTTTTTGCCACTATCGGGGCGACAGACATAAAAGGCATGATTGATCTTGTGCCTGACAATCTCGACCTGCTTGTGGATCTGAAAACGACTGCCAAAATCGGTAATCTGCGGAACATCACCAGCACTATCATCGACCGAGGTTACCACTGGCAAGCTGCCCTCTATCTCGACCTGTGGAATGCAGCAAGCGGTGAAAATCGCACTCGCTTTGTCATTTGCTTCATTGAGGTGACAGCACCGTATGAATCGGCATGGGTGGAAGTCTCGCCTGAGTTGATCGAAGCGGGGCGTGTAGGCTACATGAATGCACTTGCGAAATGGCAATCATGCGTAGCTGTAGGCGTATGGCCTCGCCAGCATGAGGGGATTACCACTATCGAGAAACCTGCTTACCTATAAACCAAAAAAGAGGGGGCGCGCATCTCACACCACGCGCTTTATATTATGAAGAAAAAATATGATGCAGTTGCCACCGTGGGCAAATACACGAAAGACGGAATAGAGAAAAAGCGTTATTTGACCGTAGGAGCGGTTTTTGAGAGCGACGAGGGTAAACTCACCCTAAAGCTGGAAGGAGTGCCTGTATCGCCCGACTGGAGCGGTTGGATCGCATTCTACGAGCCAAAGTTGGGTTACACTGGAACAACTGAGAACGACACACCTCCATTCTGATGAGCATCTTCGACGACACGCCGCTGGAAATCGGAACGCAATACTACGATAAGGAAATCATCGGGTGGAATCCTGATGAGAGAAAATATCTAGTTGCTTGCCCACGCTTTCGCACGAAGGAGCTTTGGCTTTCTAAGGAGAAGGTAGATGCTGAATATGGGAATAGTCTCATGGCAGGAGTAGAGTGCCGCGAGTCGAAGCCAGGGAGCAGCTACAACACCCGATACTTCAGAAGTCGGGTAGATAGCCCAGAATGAAAAATATCCTTGCCACCTCCATCCAATCGTGCAAACTGACCATATGAAAACGCCAACGTATTCACCCGAAGAAGCAGAGAAGAACGGCTACAAGTCGATTACTACGCTTTATTTCTTCAATGATGAAGCAGATATGAAATATCTCTCTGCTGTGTTGGCTGACATGGCAAATGTTAAGCATTGCCTGATAAAAACGCTCCGAGGAGTGGAGGTGGCAAGGCTTAAAACTGAGATCCTATGAATCTATTCCCAGAATTGCCAGAGGAGGAATCACCCCGCCTGAAATGGATGAAAGCGAAGAACATCCACACGCTGAAAACCAAGGACAACAGATGGGTAGCATACAAAAGCGAGACACAGCACAATTTTACCCACGAGGATGAGATTGACGCTGTTGTCGGTCTTGCTAAGAAGCTGAAAATCAAACTCTGGAAAGAATGATTGACTCCGCGCCCGATTGTGCTAATCTTCTCCCGACAGTGCTAAGTGCGCGACTTTTGCGAACCAGACTTAGCCATTGCCACCGTCTGCTATTGTTGAAAGTTGACTCCATGTCATGAGATTGCAAAATCCTAGGCAATAAAGGACACATCTCATTTACCAGCGTAAAAGGAGATACGAACACGCTCAGGCGTTTTCAGCATGACCCCGTCAGCACCCACTGGCGGGGTTTTTGTTTCTCAATTTATCCAGCTCGCAACGGACAAAGCTCAGGTCGTCCTCCAGCTGAGTGATCCGCTTAACCTGAGAGGCAATGACCTTTTGCGCTTGCTTGTCGGAAAACGGTCGTTTGCTTTTTGGTAATGATTCGACAAGGTGGTTGTATCGTTCTTGCCAGTTGATTTCCTCACTCATTTTTTTTGCTGGTTCTTTGTATAGCTTAAATTCTTTGTGCATCTCTTTGCAATGCTCTATAAGTTCCTTTTGCTCAAAATAGCGAGTAGAATGACTGATGATAGCATGTTGTTCTTCACTCATTTTCTTTCGTTGTTTGGTTGTTTTTAGTGTAATATGGTCGAACTTCTTTCTGCCATCGTTGTAAAAATGAATCCTCGCCATCGTCACAACTAACGAGCCAATCGACCCGTTGAGCCATTTCAGCAGCTTGGCGTAAAGTATGCGCTGTTTCTCTGAATTTCTCGATCACTTCAGGCGGGTAATTTCTCCCGCGAGTATCGCCCCATTCATTTTTTGACTTGTCATTGTTCGATCCGATCAATTCGTCAATGTCCCTGGCAATGTCTTCAATTCTGTATTGTTGGTATTGGAAATGTCCTCCGCTCATATCGTTCTTTCTTTCTTCTGTATTCTGTCCTTTTTATTTCTGTACACAATTAGTCTCATAACCTCCCTAGAGCACACACGATGAGAAACAATATCTACCATGTGCTTTTATGATTCGGAAACCAGCCCCTTAGGAGTCAACCTCCTGCCACCTCTGCTTAGTCTCATGGTGACAACTCGTTAGCCCCTTTCGAGCGTTTCAAGCCTAGTGATGAGTGTGGAAGATTCACGTCTTCTCGCGGTGTCCTTTGTTTTGGTCTGTCTTCAGAATCGAACAGGGGCAAATGAAAAGCCCGTCCGAGATACGACCTTCGAACGGGCTTCCAATGCTATTTGAACACACAGCAAGAAATCTTTGTCAGGCGGTCGTATCGCGCGAACGAGGGGAGAATAGAGCAAGTATGGGAAAACGCAAGAAATAATTTTGATGAGTTTTAATTTGACGGATTTACTATGATGTCTAGTATCGCCGCGAACACATGACAGCAAACACCCCGAAAGACGGAGATACAATAGCAATATGGATCTCATGCGGAGCAGCCAGTGCAGCAGCAGCAATCCTTACCGTGAGTATGTATGGAGAGCGTTGCAATATACGCTTGCTCAACAATCCAATCCAAGAAGAACATGAGGATAATCAGCGATTTGTTCGTGACCTATCCAAGTATTTAGGTCGTGAAATTGAGGTCGTTATAAATCCAGATTTTCCATCATTCTCGATATTCGACGTTTTTGAAAAGCGTAAATTCGTGAGTAGCCCATACGGTGCGCCATGCACGGGTGAATTGAAGAAAAAAGCTAGGCAGCATTGGGAGAACAATAACCATGCAGACTGGCACGTCATCGGGTTTACGGCTGATGAAAAGCATCGGCATGAAAGATTCGTGAAAACTGAAAGAGATAATGTTTTGCCAATCTTAATTGACAGAGGAATGACGAAAGATGATTGCGGCAAGATGATGGTAGCTTTGGGATTAAAGATGACAATAGCTTACGAAATCGGAATGCCTAATGCCAACTGTATGGGGTGCGTAAAGTCATCAAGTCCTGCATACTGGCAACTCATCAAAAAGATTGCACCTGCTCAACACGAGAAAATGTGCGAGGTTACACGACGACTTGGGTGTAAACTTGTCAGGCTACACGGCAAGCGAATTTATTTGGATGAATTACCAGATGGCTCGTATGGGAAATTGAAGCAAATGGATCTCGACTGTGGATTTTTCTGCGAGGAGAAATGGAGATAATTTTCAAGCGGTGAAAAAATATCTCCCAAGGTGCGCATCGTGGAGAGGCGTGGGAGATCTGCTGTGATTGGATTCCCGCACCCGACCTAGCTTTCGCGATGACATGGAGTCAACTTTCAATCGGGGCAGGAATCCCACCTACTACGCGCAATGCTGCGTTTCGCAAGTTCGCGAGAATAATACCAGAGAATCTGGCAAATTCAAGATCAAATATCGAGCGGGATCGGTATCATCGGACGTAAATCGGACGTATGGCAGACGTAAATTCTCTAACAAAATACACGCTGGATGCATTGATTTTGCAAGGAAAATGAAAAAGATTGAAAATAAATGAGAAAAAGTATTGACCTGGGTCATGAGCCGATGTAGAAATCCATCGCCATGAACGAACACATCACCAACCTCACTGAAGCCGAAGCCAAGCTTATGCTGCAATTTGCGATGGAGGATCTCCGCTCCGCTATTTATGACCCGCACGCAAGATATGATGCCGCTTGCATCGCCTGGCTCACTCAAACGATTGAGAAACTCAGCAAAGAAAACACAACACAATCATGAACGAACACATTCAGAACCTCACCGAAGCACAAGCCAAGATATTGCTGGAACTTGCAATGGAGGATCTCCACGAAGCAGTCTATAACCCTGACAGAAAAGACGATGCAGCATGGTTCGGTTGGCTCACTAAGATGATCGAAACATTCTCCAAAAAGAACACAACACAACCATGAACACATACCAACGCCAACTACTAGACAAGCTCATCACCGAGCTAACCGACAAACCATCACCTAACCTACACGCAGCGCAAATGCTCGCCGCCGAGCTTAAAGGCGCAATGCAAGCGCAAGATGCACCGCAAAAACCAACTCCAGACGCTGACGGGTGGGTGAAGAATAGAGGGGTTGATCCTAATTGCATGATTGCGGCATGGAGATTTATCGACGGACATGAATTACATCACTTGATGGATTCACGCGAGTTATCTTGGCGGTTGAATTTGATAGACTCAGACATCACCCACTACCGCCCCGCATGAAAACAATCGACTCACAACAAATAACACCATGAGCAATACAAAAGAACAACGAGCGCAGAAACGCGCCATTATCGAAGGCGCAGTCAAAGTCCGCACCCATCGAGCCATCAGCGTGAAAATGCCGATTGCGCTTGCCGATCGACTGAAACTAGAGGCAAAGGAAAAGCGCAGAATCTTTACAGGCTATGTCTTGGAAAAGATTGAGCAGGGAATGGAGGTGGCGAAGTGAGCATGACACACGACGAAATGATTGCCGTTATTCAGGCGCACAAGAACGGCGGGAAGGTGGAATACAGGGAACGATCCGAAATCGCATGGACACCAGTGATTTCGGGTAAACCTCTTTGGAATTTTGCAGCTCATGACTACCGCATAAAACCAGAGCCTCGCAGCTTGTGGGTGGTGAGATACCAAAGCGGCAATATCGCAGGAACTTACACAGACTTAGTAAGTGCAGAATCAAGAGCAAAAGATGTCAATAATTCAACAATCCACGAATACAAGGAGGCGCTGCCATGATTGACTTCGTAAAAGCGCATCCCGTGTTCACGGTGTTTTGCCTCATTGTGGGGTTTTATATGGTGGCATTTACGCTCAGCTTAATTAACCCGCCGAAAGATGATTATGAAGACTAAATGCCTACAAGCGTTTTACACGCTCGCAACAGCACTCATGGCTGGACTAGTCGCCTGGATAATTCTACCATAACAAACATGAACACACAGAACACACCATCACACGCATACAGAATGCAAGAAGTTATTGATATCGGTTTCAACGCTGAAAATACACTGGATGAAAATGACACCGTGTCACTAAAGGTTGGACAGCTTGCTGATTTTGTCAGACACTACTGCGAGTTATGCCAAGCACTAGTCGACCATGAGATTGAGGCGTTATCTCATGCTGAGATATTACGCCAGCAAAGCAAGAA